ACCAAGCTTTTGATTTTTTATTTTCCCAGTCATTACTCCAATACCATTGTCCTACGTGTTTCTTTTGTTCCATCTTGTTCCCCTATTGTTCCATCGCTTATGCCATGCCCAATTACTAATCTTGCCGCCGTAGCGTTCGCACAAATAATAAAAATAATCTATCATTTTTTATTCTTTTTAAATTTACGACCTACCACAAACACAATAGAATTAATTACTGTATTAATTGTTACCATCCCTAAAATCCACCACTGCCAAAACTCAACTGTCATATTACATCCTTAGTAATCCACGCAATAAGAAATAAAACACACAATGTTCCAATAAGCCACGCCATGTCTTCTGAAAAACGTGTCATAAGTTTCCATTCCTCATTTGTAAGGTTTTTGGGTTTATTACCCGGGTCCAATGGTGCCACCCATCTCTTTAAGACCCGATACGGGGCAGATATGAGCTTTTTTATTTGGCTGAAAACAGCCATTTTTATGTCCTTGTCTTTTGGGTCCCAAACGTCCATCATTTTGTCTCCTTTGTGTTATTAGGCATAGAAATCACGTTATCCTTCACTGCGAAGTTAAATGCTGCATTAAATGCAATAGATATACGCTGCCTGTTAGATCTGTTTACTTCTACATCATGTAATAAGTAAGAAGGAAATAATAGCATATCCCCTTCACGTGGTTCATGGCCAATCATGTTAGAATAAGGTTGTCCTGGTCTAATCATTTTATTCATCTGTTCATGCGTTGCAAATCTAATGACACCAGTGTCTTTTCCTTGAACATAATAGACGCCGGATACATCTGCATCAGCTCTGTAATGGGAGTGAAATAAATTAGCACTTCCTGGTTCATTAATATTAGTCCAATAAGTTATTTGTGCATCCATTGGTTTATTAGGAAAATAATGATCTGCCCATGAGGACAACATTAAACCAATTGCTTTGTATAACTCGGCTTCACATTTATATTTTTCTATGCTGCGCCAACACCCTACGTTACCCCCTGGCAATCCAATAGGATCTTTCTTTTTTATTCCTTCTATCTCACCCATGATAAGATTATTTAAGTTTTCATAGTTCGTGTAGTTCTCGTAGAATACACGTGTGTCTTGTATGGGTAACTTAGATACTGTTAGCTTTGTCTTTTCCTCGTTCTTTTTCATATTTCTCCGTAGCACATTGTGGACCACATAAGAACACCAGTTGGTATTCTTGATCCGGGTTAAACTTCTTACTTAGCCAGTACTTCATGTCCTTGGTCCACGTTCCACACTCTATACATTTAAAGGATGGTCTTGGGTCCTCATTAGTTCCTGGTTCAACATAAGCACGATTATACTCCACAAAGTCCCTCACATTCATCTGCAAACTCTTCATCAAATGTTTCACCAAACAAATTCTGTTGAGGCTTTGGCGCTTGGAAGTCTATGCTTCTAAGTGGCTTAGCTGACTTATGTAGAAACAATTCTGTTTCAGTGTTTTTTAATCCATGTCTTATTTTGTCATCAAGATCACATGCATCTTCCCAATCTTCTGGATAGTTCTTTTGCATATTTTTCCACTGATCATTATGGTGATAAGGACAGCCAATACATGATGACTTACCCGGCATTGGGTGTTTATTTATATCACGGTACCATTGCAAACAATCAGCACGTGACATTTTCATTTCAATCAAAGGCCATCTTGATGTAAGCCAAGGCATTCTTGCTTCTTTCATTCGCATGGCTTCATCAGTAGATATACCAATCCATTGCTCCACGATCATGTCTTTAGGTACTCTATATCTAGGTTTAACACCTAATAGTTCTCTCATTTTCTTTTGAATAGGAATAACTTTATAATCATGTGTACACTGACGATAAAGCATTCCTACTCGTCCACCATTAGGACGTGCAGCAAACAAAGGTGGGTTTGGTACACGACCAGCAAACGATTTCTCCTCTTCTCGAGACCCTGGTTCCGGGTTCGCTGCTCTAATAAGGTCCTCTCTAAGATTTCCTCTCTCTACAGTGATAATAGGACAAATAGTTATTGCTTTCTTTAAATATTCTACATGCTCATAGACAAACTTAGGCTCCCACCCAGTGTCAGCAAAGATCATGAAGTCTGGTTTATGTTTAGTTAATCCTTCTTGCGCCATCAAAGCTAAGCATGATGATTGAACACCAGCTCCCAAAGATAATATACGCATGGTAGGATCACGTTCTTCACCTTTACCTTTTGTGCTATCATACTCCGCTGGCTTACCAGTCTTTGTTAAATTTGTAGTTTTAAAATATCTAGGTTCTTCCGTAGCTGCAACAGCAGCCATCATGTTTAATTGTCTTTTATTAGGCTTCATAGCGCCCGACATTTCTTCAAGAAGTTTTCTTCTTTCAAAAGCCATTTGCTCTGGGTTAATAGCAAATCCTGGCTTAACTCCTTCTACAGGTTTTTGATTAGCTGCCCGGCTTTTTCCTTGCTCTTTGTACCCTACAGCTGCTTTTTTAATTAGTTTATCTACCATTATTTTGCATCTCCCCAGTTAGATTTTATTTTATAATCCACATTTGAAGGCACTTCAAGTTTTAAGCAAGTTTCCATAATATGTTTTATTTCTTTTGCTTCTTTATCAGATTTTACACTACAATTCAACTCATCATGTACTTGTAAAAGAGGTGTTATCCCCAATTTTTCATATATATCTACCATTGCTAGTTTAGTTTGGTCCGCAGCTGTGCCTTGAATCAATCTATTTAATGCTTTATACGTACCAGCTCTTTTAATAGAACCAGTCCACTTAACAATAGCTTCACTATGAGGTAGTGCTTTGTGAAATACTGGTTGTTTGGTTATGGGGTCTACTTCAAACCAATTAGGTTCCCATAAATTAAATTGACACCTCCGTCCAAGGTAAGTTCTTATAGAACCTACTTTATTTGCTTGGTTCATAACTGCCTCTAACATTCCTTGCATAAATGGTACCTTTTCTCTAAACTCTTTCAGCATTACTTTAGCCTCATTAGGAGAAATATCTAAATCAAGAGCCATCTTTTTATATCCCATACCATACATAACACCAAGACCAATAGTCTTAGCTAACTTACGATCAATACCCGCCATTTCCGCTGTTTGTTTGTGAAAATCTAAACCCTTTTCAAAAGCTTCCTTTACTTCTTTTGCCCCTTCACTTTTAATTTTTACTGCGAAGTGAGTAAGAATTCTAGGCTCTTGTTGAGAATAATCAGCTGATAACCATTCTTCCCCTTGTTCAGGAATAAAGAGCTTTCTTAATTCAGAACCAAATTCATTTCTAATCGGCATCTGCTGTAGGTTTGGGTTGCTCATAGAAAATCTACCAGTCACAGTTCCACCTTGATCTGATCTTATCTGGTTAATGTGGGCATGAAGCCTCCCATTGTGTATGTATTTAGATATACCATCAATAAAAGTTCCCTGTAATTTATTAAGAACCCTTGCTTTAGTTATCATTCTAGGAAGCTCATGAGGGTGTGACTCTAAAAATCCTTGAGTAAAGCTAGGAGATCCAAGGGTGGTGGTTGGATAATCAAGGTTAAGACTATCGAATGCCTTAGCCACTGACCTTGGGGCATTTATTTGTACATCTTGTCCTACTAAATCTTTAATTCTTTTTAAGTAATTCTTTTCTTTATTCTGTAATCTTTTTCTAAGACCTGCAGCTTTATCTATATCTACACGAACACCACGTTTAGTCATATTAAATATAACACGAATGAGGCGACATTCTATGTCATATACGCGGTCTAATTCTTGCTTATCAATCTCAATAATTAAAGCTTGATGTAATTTCCATGTTAAACGGGCGTCTGCTTCTGCGTATTCTCCTACAAATTCTGCTGGCATCTTGTACATTTCAGCTTTAGGATCAAGGCCTAGTTCCTCTGCCTTAGCCTTAAGTAATGATTCATTTTTAAACTCCCCGAGATACTGGGCCACCATGCTATTTAAAGTAAAAGAATATCTATTCTCATCTAGCAAAGAGGAAGCTATCATTGTATCATGAATGTACCCGTTAACAGCTATATTTAGAGTGCTCAACCATCCAATATCATATTGCGCGTTGTGGAATACCTTTTGTATAGATTCATCCTCACACACTTCTTTAATATATTTTAAGACTGGTCCTCTATCCATATTACCTCCCCCTTCGTGCGCAATGGGATAATAAGCTGTGAAATCACCGCTAGATATAGCAATACCTATAACTGAGCCTACTTTACGAGGCCATCCAGCTCCCATTTTTTTTAACTCAGTATCACATGTCTCCAAATCAATCGCTACAACCTCCCTCCCTTTCATGGAAGGGAACTCCGTGGGGTGTAACCATTCTGCTTTTACTTCATCATTAAATAAATTAGATGCCATGTTTTAAGTCTCCTGCTATAGCTATGTAGGCTGCGGCATCTACATAATCATCCGGGTTAAAATTTCCTTGTTGTGATCTAGATATTTTTAATAGCCCCATCATCGTAGCTACATCATCTGCTGTAATTGATGATCCAGGTCTAATCTTTACATCTAATAAGGTATTCCAAAAATCAGCTATTTGTTCATGGTTTTCTCTTATATCACCGTGGGTTTTTTGTCTTTCTCCATTAACTAGTTCAGCGGCTTTTAATAAAATTTCACTTTTGTTCATATAATAAATCCTCTTCCTCTCTGGGGGTTAATAATATGTAAACTTTGTTTTGCTCGAGTAGCACCTACATAAAATACTCTATTCGTATCATCCGAATTCTTTTCCATTTCTTGTTGATTGGAACGGGATAAGTCTGTTAGCAACATAACATTATCACATTCTCCTCCTTTTGATATATGCACTGTATTTAAATTAATCTTTGGATCCTTAACTAGTCCCCCGTGCTTCTCTAATGACATAATGTAATATCTATCTTCCGCACTTATCTTTTCAAAGGCAACATCCCAAGGAACATTAGATACATTTAAACCGTGGTTTAATACTAACTCAGTTAAGTCGTAAGGTTTATCTTCTTCTATAGTTTTCCCAGACTTAAATCCTTTCTTAACTCCCCCACCACTTGTAAGATAAGAATACATAGAAATTACATCTTTACTAAAAATGTTTTTCATCTCGTGAATTTTATTCCACGAATTAACTGCTCTTATAAGTGTGGGATTAACGGGATGTTTACCTTTAATAATATAAGGTAACCCTTGTTGTCTTAAATCCTCCTCTATTTCCTTTAGCATGTACCCACATGTAGCCATAACCAACCAGTTTCCCTCTCTAAAATTAACGTTTGTGGGATGAGCGTGAAATCTTACAACCCCTTCTTCCTCACGAGGTTTCCATATCTTCTCTCGTCTTTGCCTGATTCTACTAGAAATTTCATAAGCTATTTTATGTACTTCAACGGGACACCTATAAGATTGGTCCAATACACTAATTTCAGCATCCATGTTAATTAGATACTCAACATCAGCTCCTGCCCACCTAAAAATAGCCTGGTCATCATCCCCACTAATAAATACACGCTTTGCATTTTTCCATATCTTCTCACATACCTTCCACTGTAGTTGGGATAGATCTTGTGCTTCATCGACAATGACTACATCTAATTGAGGTACTTCACCAAATGCTAAATAGTGAGATAACATATCCGTAAAATCGTACTTATGCTTTCCTTGCTTATAATCCTCTAAAGATTTGTAGGTATGTAGAAGTTCGTACCAAGAATAATCTAAATTATTCTTGTTATAAAATTCATTTAATTCTACCCTCTGCATCCGTGCTTTATTAATATCTCTAATAAATTTATTGTCAGTTTGTATAATTCCATTACCATCCCAATCACGTACTATTTGTTTTAATTTTACACCATAGTTAACGGCTAGCTCTTTATAGTCTTCAGGCCCCATTATTTCTGCCTTCGTAAATCCAGATTGCCTTTTACCAAATGCATGTAGTGTACAAAAATAAGGAAGATCTTTATCTGTTAAATTAAACTTAATTTTAGCTCTTTCTCGTGCTTCATTGGTTGCCTTAGTTGTAAAGCTTACAAAAGCAATTCTATCAGGAGGTGTTCCATTGGATAATTCTTTCTCTACAAGGTTTAACAAATTATGTGTTTTACCAGTTCCTGGAGGTCCTAGTATTATATTAACTTTTGGCACGATGCTCCTCCTCCCATACTTTCAGTATTTGTTTACAATCATCAGGTGTGACACCACTTTTTCTGTTATTAAATTCCCATGTGCAAAAGACAATATTTCCTTCTTCATAAGGAAGTCTAGGATCTACACGGTCAACGGATAAATTAGTAGGTCTACTCTTTTTCCAACCTTCACCAGTGGAACGTTTAGTAGTAAGTTCAACCCCAGTATATCTACAACAAGGACCATACTCTTTTTTATGTTTATTCCACAGTTCTAAAAGATGATCCCTGCTTTTAATACTATAAGGAACATTCCTGACATATTTAATTGAGGCCCATAAATTATAAAAATATCCTTTTTCTGATTCCACATATCTTAAGTCAGTTACATTTCTTTTTGATTTAGAATGGTACAACATCTTGTTTCCTAACCTCATGCTCTGAGTCTTGTTCATCAAAAGATGGCACACCCCAAGTGTTGACACCTTTTCCTTTTAGCTTCCAAAATTTATGCTTACCATCTATCTTTTGTAGCTCAGCAATAATCTGTCCAGTATTACTATAATGAGTAAATTTATTTCTTATTAGATAAGAGTGTAAATCTTGCAGTCTAAAATAAGTTATACCCTCTTCACTATACGGTTGTCGCAACAGCATTTCTTCCTTCTTATGCGCCTGCGCCCGATCAGTACAAAACTCCTGGAGGTGAGCTAAAAATTGACCGGACACAGAACCGTCGTTTGACACTGGAATCTTAAGAGCTTTATTCATCTTACTATTAACCAGCTGCTGCCAATCGGACGCCTTCATCAGAGGAGGCATCATGGTTAAAACATCCATAACCCTCTTTTGAAATTTTGTTTGTATTTGTAATTCCTCAGTTGTTAACTGTATTTTAAGATCATCCTCATCATCATCTGTGGGTATCTCTAAAAACCATATTGGTGGCTCTGTTTCTAACTTAGATAAAGCACCTAGTTGCTGGGATACATTTTCTGCGCCAACACCGTGTTTTCTTGTCTTGCATAAACTAACATTACAAAAAGAATTAATTGGTTGATCTTTACATTTGTACTGGTAGCTTTTTCCTAAACTATTAACTACTACAGAAACTTCTTTATGATCTAGAGGAGGTTTCATATATTTTTGATTGTATTCCTCTAGTAGTTTTTCCCAATTATCTGGATCAAATTTCTTTGTATAAACTCCAATATTAAACAGCCCATTATTTCTTGTTCCGGCTGGGAAACCTTGCTCACACAACGCCTGCAAACAAGGAGGGCCATCCTTTACTATTTCTGCTTGCTTTAACCCTATTTTATCTAAATCTTCTATTACGTGCTTTTCATATAACTCATAGAACTCTTCTAAACTAGCGGTAGTAGCATTATCTTTTAGAGCGTAACGAACTGACTTGTTTGCATGATAATAAGGAAGATTTAAAAAGTTTCCTAAATCTCCTTTCTCTAAAGATATACTAGATTGCTTTGGAAATATTTCTGCTGTTGACTGACCAATAGTAGCTGCCATCAAAGATAACTTGCTCCTCACTAGTTTAGAAGCCATAGTCTTTTTAGTAAATAAAAATAAATGGGCGCCCCCACTTTTAGATTTACAATATACTAAAGGTAAATTTAATTTTCTTATTTTTTTGAGTAAAATAACATGATCCAAAGGATAACTATCCACATCAATACATCCCCACTTAGTAGTATTATCAGCCCTAATAGGAATAATACCAAGAGACGGACCCTCACCCTCCAAATGTTTTTGCCATAATTCATCTGTAACCTCCTGCCTAACAATATAAGATTTTCCCTGCTGCTTACCGTCAGCACGCGAGCCGCTAGGCTGGTGCTGACCATAGGCCACATCTAAACCTTCAAATATAGATTTAAATTTATCAATGTTCACGAACCCTCCAGGTTTAATTAATGGTTAAATTAAAACGGTAATGATTCTTCGTTGACTGCTTTAGGTTTTTCTTCAGTTGTGATTTGTGGAGCAGCTGGTTTAGCATCTACAGATCCACTAGCAGCGGATTGAGCGAAAACTTTACTTTCGCCATATATAGAAGCATCAGTTACTTGGTCACCTTTCTCAATTGAAAATCCAAACCAACTACCTCTGTCATTAGACTCACCTACAGAAGATAGTGAATAAGTCATTGCATATGTAGGAGGAGTAAACATCCCAGACGGTCCCTTAAGTTTTTGTGAAAGCATTAAGCTGTTCCAACGTCTGCTCTTTTTAAGCTGACTTGAAGACATGCTAATCACAGCATTTTGGTAACCACCATCAGCATCTAACATTAAAACATAATGATAGGCTGTTTGAACGATATGATTACCATTAGGTAATGTCATTTTTCCGTTCATAGGATCACGTTTGGTTTGTCCAATAATACCACTATCGGCATCATGAGAATTAATAAACCCGCCACCTTGCTCTCTAGGTTTCCACTCTACGTATTTGAGATGGTAGAAAACAGGGATAACCTTTAGTTTATCAAAAGTTTCCTGTGTAACTGTGTTAAACAGTTGTCCTGCTTTTGCTGATTCAATATGTTCAGCTTTAGAAGGGTTAATTTGTGGGCTTGTTGTTTGCAAAATGCTAATGTAAGGGATAGCTGTATCCCTTGCTAGATTAAGCTTTCCAAATCCACTCATTGACTTAGAATCCTCTGCGAGAACCGCGAGATCTAATGTAGTCTCTTTAATTTTTACTTCTTTAATCATTATTGTTTACCTATTTAAGATTTAATTGTTGTTTTGTGAATAATTCTAGCGCCTAGAAGATCCATAGGAAGTTCTACACCTGCTTCGTATTGCTCACGGACGAATGCGCGAAGGGTGGAAGACTCGACCCACTCGCGTTGTGTAGTATCAATTCCTTCCTTATCAAGGGAGGCTCTAATACTACTAGCTTTCTCATCTTCATTTCTTCCAAAGCTACAAGTGACTTGGTTCTTTACTAAATCCCCAAATCCATTGTCTCTTAACCAAGACCATACTTTACCTCTATTCTCTTTTAAAGGAGTAGCAGTGTATGTCTCGGAAACTTTTATTTTACGGCCATCAGCTAATTTCAATTCTGATAATCCTACTTCTGAAAAAAGACTCGGTAAAACTTCTTCTGAAAGTCTACGCGCATATTCTACTTTCTTTTGTAATTGTTCTTGTAGTTCTGAAATCTCTTGCTCGGTATCCGCAATATCAGTTGCAACTGCACCAATCTTACCCATGTTATCTTCAGGAACAGAATTAGAATCTTCTTGCATCTGTTTAATTAATTCATTCATATTATCCTCTCAAATCTATTTCTATATCGTAGTATCTTTTCTCATCGCGGTCCCACTTTAGAACTTTGAACTTTCTATTATTAACGTCACTGGCAATTGCACCAGCAAGCGCTATTATAGCAGGATCTCCCATCAATAGCAAGTAGTCATTATCATTAAAATCTTTTAGTACCTGCTGAAGCTTAAAAGCCAAGGGCCCAGATGATAAAACTATTTGTTTATTGTCCGGAAGACAAACTTTTAATTCACCAAACTTTTCAGCTGAGCGAACATTTCTTCCCATTTCTTGTAAAACATATACTGTCATAATTTCTTCTTTCTTGACTTTGTATATAGAACGTTATATAGAGAATGTCAATAACTAGAAATAAGAAATGTATAAATTTAAAACTGAGCCGTATGAGCATCAAAAAGATGCGTTAAAAAAATCCTGGAATAAAAAATCATTTGCAATATTCGCTGAGATGGGTACAGGTAAGACTAAAATTGCATTAGATAATGCATGCATCCTTTATAACCGTGGCGAAATAGACCGCTTACTAGTGGTTGCCCCTAAAGGTGCGTATATGAACTGGGTAGATTTAGAAGTGCCTACCCATGTTCCAGACTACATAGAAAAAAAAATATTAGCGTGGAAACCATCCACAAGTGCAAAGTATAAAGCTCAATTAAAAGACATAATGAATTTAGATGATTTTAGATTAAAAATTATGGTTATGAATGTTGAAGCTTTTTCTACTAAAAAAGGTTTAGATTTTGCTAAATTATTTCTCATTGGAAAGTCAATGATCATTGTAGACGAAAGCACTACAATTAAAAATCCACAAGCAAAAAGAACTAAAGCAATGCTATCTTTGGGGCGTGAAGCCAAATATCGTAGGATTATGACGGGTTCACCAGTTACACAATCACCTATGGATTTATGGTCACAGATGGATTTTCTAGACCCCGAGATCCTAGGTCAGTCTAGCTTTTATGCATTCAGAACTCGTTACGCTGTAATGATGACTGCTAATGCTGCAGGAGGTACACACAAATTTCAAAAGATTGTTAAGTTTAGAAATTTAGCGCAGCTAGGACAATTAGTATCCCCACATTCTTATCGTATTTTAAAAAAAGATTGTTTAGATCTACCCGACAAAGTATTTACTAAACGTGAAGTTGAGTTAACTGAAGAACAACAAAAAGCTTACACAGAAATGAAAAAAGATGCAATATCTATTCTTAAAGGAGAGGCAATGACAGCTGTTAATGTTTTAACTCAACTTATGAGATTACATCAAATAACTTGTGGGCACATGAAAACCGATGAAGGCAACATTATAGATTTAAAAAATAATAGACTTACTGAACTTATGCAAATACTTGGTGAAACTAGTGGCAAGGTTATTATTTGGGCTAACTATGTCCATGACATCCATTCTATAGAAAAAGCTATTAAAGAAGAATTTGGTCATCAGTCTTATTGCACTTACTACGGCGCCACTAAGCAAGAGGATAGACAAGGGTATATTAAAAAATTTCAAGACCCAGAAAATCCTATTAGATTTTTTATAGGTAACACACAAACTGGTGGGTACGGGATTACATTAACAGCAGCTAGCACAGTTATATATTATTCTAATAATTATGACTTAGAAAAAAGGATGCAATCGGAGGACAGAGCTCATCGTATAGGACAAAAAAATCCAGTACTATATATAGATTTAGTTTCTAAAGGTACAGTTGATGAAAAGATTATAAAAGCTTTAAGAAATAAAGTTAATATTGCAAGTCAGATTAACGGAGAAGAATTAACAGAATGGATTTAAAATAAAGTAGCTAAATAAACATCTAACTTTTTCATAAAGGCATCGCCAGCTCTTACAAAATTTTCACCACTCAACTCAAACTTTTGAAATAACAAATTTTGAGAACACATAAGAATAACACCTTGATCTATTTCCGTGTCAAACAATTTATTATGAGCCATAGCATAAGCTGCTAGCTGCATAAGATAGCTTTGAATCCACTCACGTTTCTTAGGTTTATTAGTTTGTTTAAAATCTATAATAGAGGGCCTACCATCATAAAGAGCAACCATGTCTGCCGTTCCTGCATATTTTCCAGGATAATATAGATGAACTTCTGATCCCCATACATCACTTATTTTACCTAGTCCTTCTTCGTGATCAATGATGACCTGGGCCATGGTCTTCGCTTTAATGCCTGTTGTTGTTAGGTCTTCGTAAGCATGTTTGTTCACTAAATGTTCTATACATAAATGTAGCGCCGTTCCAATAGCTGAGGAATTAGCAACAATTTCTTCTGCTTTTCTTTCCCCTACACGTGCTTTCCATTCTTTAAGAAATGATTTGTCTTGGGTCTTGGATAGTATTGTAGTAACGGAGGGCAATGACTCACCATCAGGTGTCAAATATAATCTTGATGCACCATCTTTTCTTTTAAGGTCTGCGTAATTATATTTCTTTATTAATTCCACACGTGCTTATAGCACAAGTGAGACTAATCCGCCACGATTAAAACGATGATTAGGTCTGGTTTGTACGGGAGAAGTCCCGGAGACATCTGCCATGTTAGGCCGCGCCCCACGATTTGTTGGTGTTGGTTGTTTCATATCACCTACATCTATTGCCCATTGGTGTGCTTCTTGTTGAGCTCCAAATCTATTTTCAGGAGAACCAGTGAAACCCTGATCTATGGCAGGAATATTATTTGGATTTTCACTTACCATTCTGAAGTAATTCTCAAGTCCTTTTCGGTTTATGTCAACACCAGTAAACGATCTAGTATCAGGATTAAATTGATTATCCATATAATGCATAGTCGGATGTAAAACTGCTTTTTGCCATTGGGTGCTTGAAGCATAAGGATTAGATACTTTTACATAACGTCCATAATCATCTAATTCATTATAATTGAGAGAATAAGCATTATGCGGATAAGGAACTTTTCCTCTAATACTATTCCAATAATCAGGTCTATCTTCATCCATATGTATTGCTTCATGCCCTAGTACTTCATTTAACCAACCGTTTCCTTTTCTATATTTATTTCCAGGAGAACCATAAGTATATCCATTTCGTTCTGGTGTGCTTTCTTCAACACCTAGTAGGTCATTATGGGACCAGTACCGACCTCCACTATTACTACTT